GTGGTTCCGGTAATGTTCCACCCAAAAAATCTAAAATATTATTTAGATCTTTTTTCTTGACCTGTTTAGCCATTTCATCCTCCAAGGATCAGGGGGGATTTCTCCCCCCATCTCCAATCTATATTATGCAAATTCGAACTTGCCTTTCGGCGTTGAAATGCTCTTATGCACAACACCAATGGGCATCTGATTTGGACCATGACTATCCAACGCCAATTGCTTGGTGTCTTCAGTAGCCTTTTCCAAAAAAGACATGCCATTCTCAGGAACCTTTCCCTGAGCTGAGTGCTTTTTATCTGCCATCTTCATCCTCCTTAATACCATTCAACCATAACTTCTACATATGCTATACCAGTGGGAGTTCCACCAGTAGGAGCAGAGTAAGTCACATGGATATCAGTGTCAGCCGGAAGTGCCGATTCGGTTAGAGTACGAGTACTAGTACCAACCGCATCAGTTAAGCGGGCCGTGGCACCATCTGCCGTAGACCACAAACCAAAAGTTGCATACTGAGTACCAGTAGCGGACGAACCTAAGTCGATTTTTCCCTCTAAAGTTGTTTTGCTGAAAACTTCAGTGGCATTAATCTCTATGTCTTTCAATGTACCCTGCTTACCGGCAGGTCCACGAAAAGTAAAGGCTTCTCCGCCAGCACCAAAGTCATGACTCCCAAAAGCTAGCGGCAGGAAAACTGGATTTGAATAACTCATAATAATTCTCCCTTATGATACCGCACTATCCCAGATCACGATTCGTGACTGAGCAGCTTGTGTGTGAACGATACCAAAACCACCTAGATAATACCAGGCAATGCCACGATCCCTACCAAAATCCCCAGGAATTTTCCCGCGAATCTCTTCAGGAACAGCAACAGCTTCCGCTACCGTATCTTCGCCAAAGTAAACGCACCAATCGGATAGACCATTGGGCCACGTAGTACCAGCTGTGGTTCCAATACTATACTTCGCTTTATGGGTTTGCTCAACAAAACGAACACCATCATAACGACCGATTTCGCCATTCATGATCATTTGGAAACCTTGGTCAATATACTGTTTGATATCTTCCAGATCATTCTTTAACGTCCTAAAAGTTGATGGCCATGCAATTGCATAATAGTCATCACCAGTATAGGCGGGGATATTACGCTCTTTCATTGTATCAACAATAAGTTTGACATGTGCACTACCCATTGCTATATTGTTCGATTCAGTAGCAGTACCATTCGTCGTTAAATCTAACGCCGTAACAGAGTCACCACCAGTAGGAACAACACGTAGCTTTGCAGCATCGAACTGAGTTGCCGCTAGATTGTCAAACGCCTTTTTCGCATCAGTTTTTAGTACCTTCCTAACCACTTCTGACACCGGTTGCTCAGAGAGATCATCCAATTTGCCAGTCCACGGAACGGAGTTACCCGCTTCGGTGATGGTCATGGTGCCCTGAGAAATAGTGAAAGAAGTTTCTGGGATAGTACTGGTTTCGGTCAACGTTGTTCCCTGCGTAGAAACATCGCTATACACGTTCCAATGGAATGTATCGCCTCGGTTTAAGCCCTGGTGGGCCGCATCCTTAACATCACAGAATTGTCTAAATTTGACAATAGGCTGCACTGCCATCCTAAGCTGACGGCTTAGGTTATCGGCATACATATAACCACCGGAAGTGCTGACGGACCATACTTGTCCTGCCATAATTACAACCTCCTGTTAATTACAATTGTCCTCTTGCTCTTCGCATATCATCTATTACTTGAGCAGCCGTTTGAGGCGGCAACTCTTCATCTGTAGAAGGTAACGAAGCGCTTGCAGACCTAGGTTGTTTCACAATTTTTTTCTTGCGATCTATCCTTTCGTCGGCAGAGGGCCTACTATTTTTGTTTAACCACTTTCTAGTATACTCAGCAGCTTCCTTGATAACCTGTCTAGGTGTCCATCCAGGATTCTCCCTGGTCAGGGTAACCGTCTGGCTATCAGCAATCGCCCTAAGCTCTGGTGTACTGGCTATATCATCATACTCTGAATTAAACCATGACACAGC